TACAGCATTAGTGTAAAAATTATAAGTCGTCATACTATTTTAATCTCCTTATAGATATAATTTAATCTTAGCTATGGGCTACAGAGTAGGAATCAATGGCGATAACACCAAAGTCGGTGCTGTTAAACACAGACTTATTGATACCGAAAATACAACCAACGGAGATACCCTTCTCGTTTCCATAGTCATCAGTTTCTTCGTACCAGGACATCAGGTTGTCTTTACCAACACGGCCCTGTTCGATAGAATCATACGCATTACCAAGAGCAAACACACCGGCCTGAGCACCGAGGAACAGGTTCCGTCGAATATTAGCATACCCAGCAGGTGAAATAAGACGAGTTGATTCATAAAGAATACAACCATTATAGACACCAAGAGCGCCAGTAAAGATCGGGTTCTTGAGTCCTCTATTGTTTGCCCACATCTGAATGTCGGGCCAAGTGGTATAAGCACTATTGGCAACATCCAATCTAAGATCGGTCACACTATAAGGATGAAGAACCACAACATAATACTCACCACCGTCAATCATAACAGGTTTAATCGGGGGAGTAAGGGTCTTGGCCTTCTCTTTACAATAGTCAATATCAGCCAAAGTAAACTGATCATTAGAACCATTGGTGGCGTCAGAAGTGGCGTCACCAGAATAGATAATATGATCGCTGTCAGGAGCGGTAGCAGTCTGACCATGAGTCAGAGTCGTGTCACCACACAGACACCGGAACATATAACTATCCATTTTACCAGCAAACCAATCGGCCAACTGAGTCTTAGCATCTTCACGCATAGAATGAAGAGTACGTTGCTGAGACATCCTACGAAACGCGTGGGCGTTACGAAGCTGGTCAATAGTAACGGTATCCTGATAGTAAACGAGAGCTTCTTCGTTATCTCTCATTCTGTTCGTTGTGTTAACTTATGTTTTCACATAAGACCAGACTATATCTTCCCTTTCGGGTCGGGCGCTAATGAGTGATTATTGGTTATTGTTTCCTCACACTCTAGTCGTTGAACCTTCCTACCTACAAGTTGCATACAATTTCGGTAGGCTTGGCTGCTGATTATCCAATCCAAAGTTCTTTTAATACGTTCACGCTCATCCTCTCGGATCACGTTGTCGTGACTTTGGCTCTCAGGACGTTCCAGCAATTCACCCAATTTATTAAAATACATCCCATAACTGATGTCATTATTTAAACAACGAATATGTAAATAAATTTGAAAATATCTTTTAAAATTAGTAAACCAAAGATCTGACTTAATTTTACCTCCACGAATCTTGTTAGTCATGGTACAATATTCTAATAATAATTCCGCTTGTTTTCTTTTGAGAATTAAAAATGGAATTATTTGTGGCAGTATCCATCGAATAACAGAAGATGAAAATAATAAAGTATATGATCTATCTTGTTTCTTAGATTTACCTTTCTCGCTTAAATTCCCGAATCCTCCACACTTTCTTTGTATCCAATATAATACTTTAATTCGGTTATTAGCAAAAGTCATTACTGGATGAAAATGTATTGGGTATCTATTACTATTATTTTTTCGTTGTTTAACTTGTAAAACAAAACATCCATCAGCATCAAGGAAACCTGCTATGTAAGCGGCCTCTGTGTTTGTCAAAGGCTTTACATTTGTTAGGTCGTTCATCTTTATATCCTTTCTATGTTATGTATGGTGACTAACAGAATTGATAATCACCAGTAACACCAGCGCCAGTCATTTGCATCAAGAGATCATATTTGATCTGATCCCCTGCGCTTTTCTGGAGTTCATCAAGGCGCTGAATAATAGCACCTTTGCCACTCCCCATCAATTTTTCAAACATCGTGCCTTTGAGCGCCTCGCGCATAGTCAGGGCACTCCAGATTTTTACAGTCTGGGAATCGTTAGTTCCAAACGCAGTAATAGCCATTTAAAGTTTTCCTCCATACAAGTTCAAGTTAGAATTTAACACCATCTGATCGCTCTTCCGATAGGAGGGCTTCTTGAAGAGCAGCCACTTCTTTATCACTCAGATCTGCGATATCTCTGAACGATAGTGTACTGAGTTTCTCAGTCACAGTAGTTGCTCCGCTCCTAACGTTTCTAGCACCAGAAAGGCCCGATGGTTTTTGAAGTACCTTTTGGAATCTAGAATCTGGTTTCTTATCTTCAACTGTTTCGTCCTCCGCAGGGGCCGAGCCTGCGAGACTCTTAAGAGCTTTTCTTAACGACCTTTTTGATTGGCCTACTACAGCTTCGAGATTGGCACCAGGAAATTGTTTTTGGAACTGGGCTTCTAGTTCCCCTTCAAACACCAAGTCCATCGCTTGTTCACCACTCATTGGCCCAGACCACCCGTTGTCTTTCTGCCACTCTACGACTTGTGTGTTAGCCCATTCACGAGCTTGGGTATATTTATTATACGCCTTCGGGTAAGACTCGTCTTCGCTCAGTATCTGCTGCAAGACGTTAGACTTCTCAGTCTGCGCCTGTGTCAGATTGTGTTGAGCGGAAATCATTTGGCGTAAATTCTCGATCTCCTGTTTGTAAGGAGAAAGGACCGCTTCCAATTTTTCGACTGGAAGAATGTCGTTCCCATCTTCGTCTGTTTCCAGAACGATGGATAATTTTTCTGCGCCCTTTGGTTCGGCGTCACCCTTAGAACGTTTCTCTAGGATAGCATTGACAGTACCAGTCAGAACATCCAATCGACTTTGAAACTCCTGTCGTTTCTTCCGCTCTTCCTTCATGCCCTTAAGCAGTCCGTCCCGTTCTTTCTGTAGAGACTCTAATTGAGACAGAGGAATGGTTTCTTCTTTCTTCTCTGGCTCTGGTTGTGCCTCTTCAGTTTCATCGTTATCTAAATTTTCAATAGCTTGTTCAAGTTCAGCATCATCTACTTCTAAAATTTCATCAAGTTTTCCCATTGTATTTTCCTTTCAACCTTTTCGTAGTTGTCACGGTAACTCCCACATTAGGTGCCGGAGGGTAGTGGCCTAGGCTACCCTCCAGCGGTTTGACATAGGGGGGAGTCTATGTCAAGACTTCTTATCTTTCTTCTTACCGAAAATTCTCTCCCACCCTTTTCGGTAGTTGTCCATCATTTCCTTATCTGCGAACTGATGTCCGTAAATCTTTCTCAGATTTAGGTTCAGTGCTTTGTTTCCATAACTATCTGCCACTTTTCTTATCCCCCTGCGGTTTTTGTTTAGCTTGTTCTTTAGCCATAATCATATCAGCTTTAACTTGGGTACGATGTTGATCTGCCTTTTGAGCTATAGATGCCAACTGCTGTATGTATGTCAGCATATCTCGTTGTTCCTGTAACGACATCTGATCAAGGGCAGTCTGTTGTTTGAGTTCATCCTTATGCTCTGCTTGTTTAATTTTAGCAATGCCTAAGATGAAATCGTTCAACGTTTTCTTTTCATCGTTAGTCAGTTCCCTGTCCTTAATAGCCATCTCAGCCTGGAGCATCTGTTGTTTTTCCTGCTCCTGTTGCTGACTCTGTTGCTTAAGATACTCCATCCATTTCTGACGATCAGATGCTGAAATATCCATCTTCTCTATAATCAGTTCTGGAGGAACTGGCAATCCTTGTTGTGTCATTTCCATAAAGGCGGAGAGTTCCATCATACGTTTTCCCATATTCCCAGGAGCTTCTTCGCCCTTAATATTGTATTCTAAATTGCGGACATCTCTAATATCAGCTTGCATACCAGTTTGATTATCAATAATAATACCACTGTTCTTATCAACCTGATACCGATCTGATTGTCCCAATATACGAAGTATCTGTTCATCAGGCATGAAGGCCATAATAATAGACAACTTCCTTTTGAACAATTGCTTCTTCATTTGGTTATAAGATTTAAATAAAGGTTTAAGTAGAGTTATACCCTGCTGCTGACGCAAACGAACAACTACTCCAGGTTCCTGTCTTCCCCGGTCTTGCCCTAGTAAATCTGGGTTTATACCTGTGATCTTCTTCAGAATATCCTGTGAGAATTGCTCCATCTGCATAGGGGCATTTGGAAAATTTGGAACGGTTCGTTCTTTTATCCGACCACCTTGTAGGGCTCCACTGTTTACCCATGTTATAGACCCTGCCTCCTTTAACGATTGTTCTGCTTGTTGCTCATTAACGAAGGAGTCTGTTTCGGCATATACGCCGGGCTGTACCTGTTGATTAAGCAGGTTCAAAGCCTGAGACCAACGTTTGTTGATCTCCTTTTGCGGGTCACGCATGAGACGCACAAGACCGAAATGATTTGCAGTTCTCTGGCTTACATCTTTGAAAGCAAACATCGGTACAATAGAAAATCCAGGGTACGGTAACGGTGAAACATCATCATAAAGAATGTCTTCACCAGTAAACTGTAGCCATCTAACTCTCTTATCTCTAATAGATTCAACTACAGGTTCTTGTTTAAACTGATTAACAAATTCTAGTTTAACATCTGCTAGTTTCGATCCTTCAGGGATCTCTACAAATCTACCAGCTTGTGGATTAAATATGAAATATCTAGTAAACGTTTCCCAGTATTCCATATGAAACACTCGTATTTGATTCTTAGATCTATCGAAGAAATTCATATCCATTGGATGATCATAATCCGAATCATCACTTGTTGAGAAGTCTGGATCTGCCATTACTGGAGATTGTACTGCATCATTAGCAGACACTCCGTATCCAATGTCTGATGTTTCTTGGATGAGATCATTAACCTTCTTCTCAGATACCTTGGGGAACTTCATCATAAAATCTTCACGAGTCAACCACTTATCCCAACACAGATAAGAGGCGTCTTCAAATTGAGGTCTCCTCGAAGACGGATCAAAGTGTACTTCATTTACTGGAAGGACGACTTCTTTAAGAACAATTTCACCAAACCTTTTAGGATCTGGAACAAAATCTATACCGACGTATCCTCTACCACAAATCGCAGCAGACTCTAAAGCTGCCGATTCCTCGGCATCAAAATCTTCAGAATCATCTAACCAATCAATTGTGTCATTGAGAACCTCAGCTAAAAAGCCATCTGTAGGTTCAACTGGAACAGCCCGATATACAATTTTATTATCCTCACTCATACCCATGATCAAATCAATATTAGATTTGGTAAGATTAAAAGTAAGAACTGGACGGAGTTCCTCTTCAAGAATTGCCTTCTCTTCGCTACTCCATTGATTCCCATCTCTAAAATCAAAATCAGTTCTAGCTTGCCCCTGCCAAGGTAGGTCTTTAGTTATGGCATCCATAGCTAGTTTCTTAGCCTGATCTAGTTTAGCTTTCTTACTAAGTTTCTCAAACATTAATTACGATTCCTTTTCAACCCATGTAGGAGCGTTCTTCATTTCTTCATCATCTAGATTACTGAGAGCAATGTAACGAGATCTATTCCCACCACAAAAACTACAAATAGTAAAGAATCTCGGACCAGTCTTAGTATCTTGTTTGTACAAGACCTGATCAACTTCGTGCTTACAACTTGATCTAGCTATCATATCATCAAGTACTTTTTGTCTTTCTTCATCAACAGAACTTTTTTCTGAAGTGTCCTCTTTAGGAGCTTCTTCAGTAGGTTCCTTTATTTCAACGGGGTCTTCCTCACCTTGAGGAATTATTCGTTCAATATTAACTAACATAAATATTTCACCATCTGGCCTAGTATATCTGGCGAAATGGTGGCCTGACATATTGAACCTATTCATAAGTCTGCCATACTCTTCTTTATCAATCTCAACTTTATCACCACTTCTAAATGCTACTATATAAGTTCGCATACTATTCTTACTCCTCCCGTATCAGCTAGTCATCCAAGTCCTACGACGACGGCTGTTAAAGAACTTTGATATTAAATTTCTGTCTGATACAATACCTATACGTTCAGATGCTAGAAAACAATAGTTCATGGCATGACGATAATCATCGGGTCCGCCAATTTTCCCCTTGTATCTAGCTACTCTAGCACCAGTATCTGGGTCTTCTTCTATAACCTTCGCCATGTGACACATTTGTTTAGCAAACACACTTAACTCTTCATTACGTCTAGGTAACACCAGACGTCCTTGTTGTGTAACGAGTTCATGTGTCGCATCACAAATCTCAGTACGATTACATTTGATGACTTTATCTTTCTCATCCCAATACGTCATACTGGTTTTAGTTTCAACATAATCACAGGCAAATACAGAAAAGGTTTCAGATCTTTGGAACTCTCGTACCTTACGTGTTTCAGGTTTTATATCAATGACAGCCGACTTCACATTGAAGTCTCGGGCTAAATCGTGTAGGTCGTTGAAAGATGTAACCCGACACACTCTCACGACCCGCAATGAATTGCGAGTAGGCCGTTCTGCAATAACAACGTTTAAATTCTGACCAACATCAACCCCCATACAAGTTGGGCCTTCGTGTTTGGTCATCATGGGATCATTACCACAACAACTGTAAACATCAGACTCATTGAGTCTGTTTTCTGCTGGGATGTAAGCTCGACCCAGCTTCGAGTTCATTACCTCACTTAAATCTCCATAAGGAGGATCTTCATACAAATTAAGAATGGTGGTAGGATCTATATATGTAGAATTTAATTGACTGATCCACCAACCAACTAGCGGGCGCTTCTCATATTGAGCTACCCATTCTCCCAATCTTGGATTAACTTCTTTACCACAATGGACACAGACGCGCAACACAGTTCCGTCATCTTGTCTTTGTAAACAATTAGGAAATTCTAAATCCAAACTGGCTGATCTGTTACAATGTTCACACCTCACCATCCAAACCCTTTGGTCTGATTGTTGGTACATTTTATCAACA